CGCATGGAACTGGTGCTGGGAACATCGTCAAGGTTGATTCTGCACGAGGCGACATTGCTGATGTGTCTTATGGGGACCTTGACGGGATTGCAATGTTAGAAATTCCATTCACAGCGATTCCTAGCAGTGCTGGCAACGACGAAGTAGAGATCGTTTACACCTGATCAAGCCTCTTTTGCGTTTTAGGGAGCCTTTTCAGGCTCCCTTTTTTTGTGTAAGCTAATTTTGCTTATGCATTTATCTAACTAATGGCTTTTGTACGCAAAAAGGTCAAAACCTTTAAATGGCCCGTACAAGTAACAGAACCTAGCGAGGATCGTCCAGGCGAATTTGACAAGTTTGAGTTTACGGCTGCATTCAAACGAGTAAAGCTTTCTGAGCTTGAGTCTTTAGGAGAAGAGTCAGGATTGCCGTTACTGAAAAAAGTGATGATTGGGTGGGAAGGCATCCAGGACGAGGATGGAAAAGAAGTGCCTTTCTCTAGCAAGGAGCTTGAATCGTTCTCTGACGATGTTGACTGGGTAAAAGCTGTTCTTGCGGCTTACACCAAAACCTATGAGGGAGCAGAGTCGGGAAACTAAGAGAGGCTGCGATTTATTGGGCGTCCGGCGGCAAAGAAGTCGAGGACAGTACCAATGATGATGCAGCTGCTTTTGGAATGATTCTGCCAAAGCCGGAGCCGACGGAGTCTACGGATTTTGAGGTTTGGGAAGAAAACTGGGATGCAGTCATCATGTTTTTGCGACTGCAGACCCAGTGGCAGGTCTCAATGAGCGGATATGTCGGTTTGAAGTATGAGGTATTGCTAGGTTCCGAAGGCTTGTTTGGCCTCTACAATGTGGAGGATCGTAGAGACATGCTCGAGCGCCTCCAGATAATGGAGGCGGCAGCCCTAAAGGAACTCCGGAAACGCTCTGATGGCAAAGGCAATTGACACTCTTTCCATCAAGCTTGATTTCAAGGCGGGATCTGGCTCTCAGCAGATAATTGACAAGATTGGTAGTTCAATAAAAAAGCTACAAGTAGTAGCAGGACAGACCGGCCCTTCGATAGACAAAGTAAGAAGATCAGTAAATGATTTTGCAAAGCAAGGCAATAGAAGTATTAGCACGATTGAAGGGCAAGTTACAGCTTTAAGAGCATTAAGAAGAGAAGCAGATATCAATAGCAAGGAGTTTAAAGAGCTAACTGCTGACATTGGCAAATATGAGAAGCAGTTAAACAAGGCTCAAGGCCGAAGGGGCGGTGGCGGCGCCCGTCAGGCAACACAGGTAGCTGGTGCAGTTATTTCTGGCGGAATCTTTGGTGGTCCTGAAGGCGCGGTGGGCGGTGCGTTGGGCGCCTTTGGTGGTGTTCAGGGAGCCTTCGCTGGTGCTGCAATTGGCGCTCAAGTTGGTGGCATCAGGAAGGCTATTGGTGCTGCAGCTGATTATGCAGCGCAAATTGGAAAACTAAAGATTGCTCTTGAAGGTGTAACCGACACTTCGGATGAATACACGTCTGCTCTCGCGGCTGCAGCAAGGGTGAGCGCAGAATTAAATGTGCCGCAGGAGCAGGCTATTCGTGGAATAACTAGGCTTTCTGCTGCTGTCAAAGGCGCTGGCGGCCCAATGGCGGATGCAGAAACAACATTCAGAAATGTTACTGCAGCAATTAAAGCCACAGGAGGAAGTTCTGACGACGTGAAAGGTGCCATCACGGCGATGGTTCAAGTGTTCAGCAAAGGCAAAGTTTCTGCAGAAGAACTTTCCGGGCAACTGGGCGAGCGCCTCCCAGGTGCCGTGACGATGTTCGCGAAGGCGAACGAGATGACTCTGCCTCAGCTGCAAAAGAATTTAAAGGCTGGAACGGTTGGATTAAATGAGTTGATGAATTTTATTGTGGAGCTAGGGGTCGAATTTGATGGCACTGCAAAGAAAATTGCCAGCTCTAATGAAGAAGCCGGGGCAAGGCTGACGCTTGCGTTCGACGACATGAAGACTAGGGTCGGTGGTGCATTGATCTCAACAGGAGCTGAGCTTCAAAACACTTTTGCTAAGTTTATTAAAGAGATAACTCCAGTCCTTGTTCAAATACTTCCTGTAATTGCAAAAGCATTTGCAGCAGTAGCGAAAAATATAGACAAAATTGTTGTTGCAGCGGCAGCTGCTTTGGCAATAATTGCTGTCGGAAAGATTGCTGCAATTGTTGCGTCGATTGGTAGCCTCTCTGCTGTAATATTTACTCTAAAACTGAATGCTATTGTTGCAGCAAAGGCTTTAGTCGGCCTTAACACAGCAGCCCTGCTGAATCCATACACGGCTCTAGCTGCGGGTGCAGCTGCGTTAGCTGTCAATATTTATAACGCGGCCGAAGAGCAAAAAAGATTTAACTTGCTGCTTAGAGAGGGCAGCGTTGCTGAGGTTGATAAACAAATTTCAGAAAAGCGGTCTCTGGTTGCTGCAGCAGAGACAAGAACACTGAAAGGTGGGGAGGGAGGAGTCGGTTCTATTGGATACGAAGTCAAAGGATCTGACACCGGAATGGTGGGATTTAGCCGCAAAAGAGACGAGGAGGATATTTCAAGGCTTAGAGGTGAATTGAAGCAGTTGGATGAAGCGAGGAGGTTGGCGGTTGAAAACCGGGACCAAGGCGCTGATCTAGACCCCAGGCTCTTTAAACGTTTTGAGTACGATCTTGTTACTACAGACAAGGATCCTAAAACAGGAGGCGGCAGTGGCGGAGGCAGCAAGAGCACTCTAGAGAACAGGACTAAGCAAGCTCAACAGCTAGAAAGCAGTATTCGGCGACGGCTTAATCTTGCGGAGGCGGAAAAAGGACTAGCGCGCTTCCTTGCGGAGCAGGCGAATAAACGAGGCGTGCTTGAAGATAAAATTACTAAAATTAAAGAAGGCGGGTCAACTAAAGAGATAGAGCGAGCTACTGCAGAAGCGCGAAATCTTCAAACTCAAGAACAAGCTGCCAAGCTTAAAGAACGTGTAGCAGAACTCTCCGAAAAAGCACTCAAACCCCTGCAAGACGCAGTGCAGGCTGTTAAGGAACAGGCAAAAGTTGATGAACGAATTGAGGAACTAATCAGGGAAGGCATTAGCCCTCAGAGAGCAGAAGATATTGTAAATCTTGAAAAGATTAAGAAGAAAACTATCGAGCGATTAAACGTAGAAATTGACGTGCTTAGAACAATTGTTGCCCAGGGCGGCGCTACACAAGCGCAAATAGATGCACTCGATGCATTAATGAAAAAGCGCAAAGAAGCTGAGGATGTCGATCCGAAAGAGACTACATCTGACGGCAACTACGACGACGCAAAGAGCGAATTTGAGCAATTTCAGGATGCTTTTACGAAAGGCCTTGAGGACATGATGAATGTCGGCCCCAAGCTCGCAGGTGTTGCGGTGGGCGCGATAGGAACAATGACTGATGGACTTATAGAGCTAATTACTACTGGTAAGACTGATTTCAAGGCAATGGCTGCCTCGATTTTGCAAGATATAGCCAAGATCATGCTTCAGGCCGCAATCGCTGGTGCGGTTAAGAAAATGTTTGGCTTCGCCGATGGTGGTGTTATCCAAGGTGGTCGGCTCAAGCCATATGCCAAGGGTGGAGTTGTCGGCGGACCAACTGTCTTCCCAATGGCTGGTGGTGATGTTGGCTTAATGGGAGAGGCAGGCCCTGAAGCGATTATGCCTTTGAAGAGAGGACCAGGCGGTCGTCTTGGCGTTGAGGTTGCCAATCAAAACAGCCCAAGGGAAGCCATGTCGCGTTATTCGCGCGGTTCGCGCGGTAGCGGTGTCATTCCTTCTGATGGTGGATCATCTGCATCAGGCGATGGTGGCGTTGCAGTTGCCGCACCAATCGACGTTCGCTACACCGTGGAGCGTATCAACAGCGTTGATTATGTAACCGCTGATCAGTTCCAATTTGGCATGAAGCAAGCTGCTGATCAAGGTGCTAAACAGGGTGAACAACAGACATTAAAACGATTGCAAATGAGTAGTGGTACGCGTAAGAGGTTAGGAATGTGACGCAGTTTGCTTTTGGTCACGCATTGCAAATTAGGAAGCCAGGCGGCCCTGATTTCTTCTTTCAAAATTTTTTTATTGGGAAACAAATGACCCACACTGGCACTAATGGTATAACCAAGAATTTTCAGTTTGCGCCGTTTGGTTTTTCTGGCGTTACCGTCAACCGTACAGGTGATGGGCTTGAAGCATCGCTTGTTTTCCCCAACAATGATTTGACCAGGAGCTGGGGCATAGCGGCAATCGAAAACAGTTACTTGATGGTGGTTGAAGTGTTAATTATTGAAAACTCCGACGACAATGAAGGACAAGTGATAGCAAGCCCAGGGACTACTGTCGTTCACACCTATACCGGCCTAGTCACTGGCGGGCAATGGGATAACACTTCCCTCAACTTAGAGTTGAGTTCTGTCTTGGATGCTGTTGGAACGGATGTACCAAGGCGCACTTTGACACAGCGCATGGTTGGCAACTTGCCAATTAGTAACAGTGTCCGATTGCGCTGATCTAATTGGGATGCCGTATCGACTAGGCGCTGACGGCAGCGATGGTCATATTGATTGCATCCACCTTTGCTACAAGGCTTTGGGTTGTATGGGGATTGACCCACCACCGTTTAAGCAGTCTTGGTACGAAGCGAGCAAGTGGGAAGTATCGCGTGATTTGTTGAAATGGGGTTTTCGGATTGAGAAGCCTGAGTATGATGGCGATATTCTGCTGTTACCACAGCAATCCTGGGCATTTGCAGTCACATGGCAGACGGGAATCTTGTACGTCAATCGAATGTCAGAGAAGGTGCAATGGTCTTCGGCCCGTCTGTTTA